TATGTTACTGATTTGTATGGTAAAATTTCTAAAGCTATTATTGATGGCGATGGTAAGATATTTACTGTATATGAATATATGAAAAATAAAGTTTTCAAGGATGTTCGTGAAGCATTAACAGATTGTCCCCCAACTAAGTATATCACATTTAAATGTTTTGATAAAGAGTTTAAATTGAATGTTGTCGAATATAAACTTATTAAAACAATTACTGAAGGTACTAGGGTAATATTCCAGTTTGAGAAATATAATGAAAAATCAACTGATGATGTAGCTAATTATGAACATACATTGAAACGCCTTTCGGATTTTATTATTTCTGCATATAATAAAAGAAAGACTAAACTGACAATTAAATCAGGATTGATAGTAGAACTATTGTTAGAGAAAGAAAAATTTGGTATTACTAAAGATATTATTAACTATATTAATGAAAAATATGGTTATAGTCTTTTTAATATAAACGAAGCTACATGTATTGTTGTATTCACTAATAATAAGTTTAATAACACACAAGACAACGAGGTCTGCATGACAACGATACAAGAATATACCGAAAATATTTGTAATGTGGCTCGTGAAAAAACTGAAGAATATATTCAAAACATTACTTCAGGTGATATTATTTCTGGTACTACTTTTATTATGGAAAAAGATAATAACATTGATTTAAATAAAGTTATTAAACTCTTAAAAACTCTTACTATTTATGCTGAAAAGAAATTCTATCTTAATGATATTGCATATCCTATTGCTAGATATAATGTAAATTTTGATAAATCTGAAGAATGTATTGCGGGTACAAGATTTTACTTTAATTTTACTAAAGCAAATATTGATGAAATTAATATGAATCAAAGAATTAAATATGAAGAAAATTTGAAGATTAAAGAAGCTATACATACACTTAAATCCGAAACAGATCATTTTAAACATATTAAAATTACTAGTAATAAATATGTCTGCGATGAACTTTATAAACATAAACAATATATTGAAGAAGTATATAACTTTGTGACATTGTGGGGTGTGACTATAGATGGTGAACAACTAAGTATTACTTTTCATCGCTTTTGTTTACTGGCAAAAAAGCCGTATCGTGTTAAAATAATTTTACATAATGAGAAAGAAAAATTAAATAAAAAATCTGAATATAAAACTACTGGTCGTGAAGGTACAGAAGGTGTTATTGAACATATCGTTCCAGATAGCTATGTACATGTTGATGAGAATGACCACTATTCAAAGTTTAGAGACATTTGTAATCAGATTGTTCTTAAAGCTTGTAAAATTGGTGAAGATGTTGTTAATGATAGTAAATTTAATATTATACATACAAATGATATCCATGTCCAAACTACTGAACTTAGTTTTCTTAAAATAGATGATATTATTAAATATATTAAGAATAAATCTATTTATGTTGAGGAATATTTTACTATAAACGATATTAAATATCCTATTCGTAAGTATGGTTTGAAGTATAGAAGTTATAGTAATGATTGTTTTATATTTAGTATTAGGGTAAAACCACCAGAACTTATTGAGTGGTCAGAACATCATACATACTCTAACAATATTGATTTGAAAACAATACTTGGAACCTTGGTACTGAGAAAAGATATACCGAGCAAATGTAATACTAATGAAATCGTAATTAGTAATCCTTATATTGTTAAAGAACTAGTTAAACATCATAAGTATATTGAGAAGATTACTAATTGGAAGCTGATGAGCTATATAGAGGATTGTGTTACATTTAAATACTTTGATGATTATGATAAAGTTGAGAAAAACACCAGTCCTACCATTAAAGTAGATTATACAGATAATCTTATTAATTATAAAACTTATATTAAAGAATTCCGTAAAGATATGGATGCTGTTGCTTTTATTAATATACTTCTTCGTTCCAGTATATTTGTTTTAAATAATAAACATATTGGTCAAGATTTTCATCAGTCTTCATACATTATTGATATTATTGGAGATGATGTATATGATAAATTAACTCCAGAAGTTAATGAAATCTTTAATAACAATGATTATTATACTGGTGATATGGATGAAAATGGTATTCGTATTAAATTGAAGAAATAGACAATTATAAGGGGGTACGGGCAATTGCCCGTACCCCCTTATTTCAATATCGTGCTACATTCTTATGTTCTATGCATACAGGGTTATTTTTTAAACTTTCTAAGAATAATTTGTTCATATCACTATAATTCGGTAATCCAAAATAAGTATTCATTATCTGTACACTATTTTCATCAGTACTAATAAATAATGAGAAGAATCTCTGTGTTTTATTTTTATCCATACCTTCAATTAAATAAGCACTATTTAATTTAGTTTCTTTACTGATATTCATAACACATTCTACTGTTGGATAAAATGCGCTAAAATCAATATCATTCACGAAACTTCGCATTAGTGATTTAATACCAGTCATATCTCTAAAGATATTAATGCCTAGATCATAAGTCTTTTCTGGTCTTAGAACTGCACCACCAGTTTTACCCAACATCCAATCAAATTCATTAAACATAGTTCGTCCTGTACTAACAAGGACTTTACCTTCTTGTAGAATATCAAAGTAGAGATCGTCAGCAGCTTTGCGAGTTTGTCTAGACCATTTACACAATCTACTTGGCCCAGCCAACATAACCATCTGTTCTTCATCACGATTTTTCCATTCCATGATTTGTAATGAAATACAATCGAATTGGTTATAAAGAATGTATTTCAAAAATTCATTTCTTTGCATATACCGATGCCAGTTGGTATCAGTTAATTCTGCAATAATTGGATCGGCATCTTTAAATGTTAATTTGCCAACACCGATATTCTTATGCAAGATATCATCTAGTTTATAAGAGGTTTCTTTACCAATAACTGTTCTTAATAAGCTATATAACGAAGTGGCATTCGTGAATTGACTTCCGCTAGTTGAATGAAACCAATCCCATTTCTTTGTAAAATGATCTACTTTGCTATGGTCGGTGTCATACTTAACTTTTTTATATTTTTTCGCTAATCCTGGATAACACATGATATCTTCTACATTACCATTTAATCTTTGAATGTTTCTAATAACTTGAGGAATATCATAACCCATATTCCATATACCAATAAAATCAGTCATATTAACATGGATCTGTTCAAAGATCCATTTGATACATTCTAATAAGTCATCGTGTAAAAAATACTGATATTCAAATTTAGGAATCCTAACTTTAGGAAGGGCTTTTCTAATAGATTCGATATGTGGCTCCAATACTTCGTCTTTTAATTTAATTAATTCATCTAGAGAAGCATCGACAAACCTATCTTTACCATCGATGATTATTCTTTTCTTAAAGAACTTTTTCCATATAGCAGTATAGACTTTATTTTCATGAGTCACAGTAATGAGATTAATATCTTTACCATTTGTTTCTAACATATCAGCTTCAGTATCGAAAAATCCAGTTGTAACAGCAGATGGTCTTAATCCACTTTTTTCAAATGTTTTCTGTAAAGCTCCTTTAATTAATACTTCAATATGGATATCAGCACCATAGACATAAGGACTATCGCATAATTGATTTAATTGAGGATTTCTTCTAGGATAAAATCCATTTAGCCTATGAAATAACTCTCTTGGTAATTCATGATTATAAACATCATACTTATCAAGATTTTCCATATATTCATATTCTTTTTTATACTTATGTGTTCTTAATCCAGGTTTTGTTAAATAAAAACTCCTTTTAGGTTTATCGATAACAATAACTTCTGGGGTTGATATTCCCATGTGGTGTCTATTAACTTTAGCAACAACTGCATCACCGTCTTCATAATCAACATGACAACTATGAACAAATTCATAAACAGGTTTTTCATTATAGACATTGATAGGTTCTGGGTTACTTGACATAAGAGATCCTTGATGTCTTATGTTGAAAATACATATGATGTCGGTCTTTAAGTTAATTTAATTTTTGATTTATACAAAAAAATACACAGGATGGTGAGCTTTCGCCCACCATCCCATGCATCACGTGTTTTTCGACTTTGACTTATTCGCAGGTATTAAGCCTGGGGATCAGTCTCATCGATTTCAGCATCGGCATTAACTAAGGCCTGACCGACACCATCGACACCTGAAGTCAGAACGCCATCGTTGCCAACCAGAGGATTGTTGTTCACCTGGATGGATTCAGACAACATCAGCTTCAGAATGGCATCGAGACCCTTAACGCTGATGATCATGCCGATCGGGTTCGTCGGGTAGACGACCTCACGGCTGTTGGCGACAGCGCGCTGAGTCACGGCCATGGCGTTGTTGAACGTGAACTTGCCGGCGAAGATGCCACGGTCCAGATTCTTGCCAAAGCTGATGACGCTTTCCGGGTCAGCATCGCGAACCGGGACGATGAGCATCAGACCTTCAAAGTTCTTGTACGACGTGGCGACGCAGTCGATGCGTGAGCCGTTCGGAAGATAGAAGCTGTAGTCTGCCGACGGAGCTTCTTCGACGCGAGTGTCGTTCAGTTCGTTGAAGTAGGTTTTGATGGCCAGCAGGGTTGCAATGATCGTCGGGGTGGTGACCAGACGATACACAGCCTTTTCGCCAGGGTTCAGCTGGTTCAGGTACAGCGAGGTCAGCTGCGAGTCGGCGATGATCGCATTCAGACGATTCATAACCAGCGAATGCATGTCCGAGTTACGCTCGGTTTCACGCATAACGACGGCATTGGAAACGTCCAGAACACCACGCCAGACATTCGGGTTACACAGAGTGCCGGCCAGGAAGTCCTGAGCCACCGAATTGTACCAGTCGATGAGGGGATCGGTTTCCTCGTGCTTCAGGCGATTGTAGACGTTGTTCAGGCACTCGCCGATCATGCGAACGGCCTTGGCATCATTGCCCAGCGACATGATATCATTGAGGATCTTGATGATGTCTTCGGCCGACTTGCCTTCAGTGTCCTTGATGCTGTATTCGGCGGTGTACATGCGAGACACGGGAATATAGAAGGACTGCTCCTTCTGTGTCACGCGAGCCGAAATATTCGCCTTGCGCATATTTTCTTCGCTGTACTGGGCGAAGGGTTCGAAAGCGAACAGCGAGAAGGACAGCTTGTTGTAAGCAGTATTCACGGCATCCGCAACGGTCGTGCCGGCGGCAGGGAAAAGCTGGGCGTTCAAGCTACCATAGCCTGTCGAGGCGCCGGTCTTGAGGTTAAGCTTCATGGTGAAGTTGAGATCGATTTCGGCACCGGCGTCACCAAGAACAGACAACAACGATGACGCAGTGCCCGCAGCGGTAACAGCAGTCGAAGGAATGACACGCTGGATACGAGGAGCTGCTTCACGATCGGCCGAGTCGTTCGTGTTGGTGCGCTGCACCAGACGCGAGGCTGCCTGATATTCGGTACGAACAGGGATATATTCCGTGGTCGTGCCGTCGGTGACGGCGATCCAGACTTCGCGAACATAGGCGCCTTCGCCGATGATGTCAGTCCAGTTCAGATTGTCGTAGCCGACGGTGTTGGAGCTGACGCCGAGCTTGAACATGTTGAACGGCACGCCGACCTTAACCAAGTTCTGGTGAACCAGGACAGGGTTGGTCGAATCGTCGTTTTCCATGAACAGTTCGACACGTTTGGCGGTGGTGTCGACGAACGAAGGATCGCGCATCAGCCGGATCAGAGGAGTGCGAATGGCGTTCGAATAGCGAATATCGGCGTTCGGGTTCTGCGAAGCAGCCAGATCGTAAACATCGCCATTGGCGATCTTGGTGACGACGACGGTTTCTTCGGTAGCGATGCGCGGCAGGATACGATCGATCAGCGACTTGAAGACGCGCAGCATGGTCAGCGAGATCGACAGACGAACATCGGTGACGACGCTATCGATGCCTTCACCGAACGACTCGCCGGCAGCGATATCGTTAGTGACAGCATTGACACCACCATTGCCGAACAGCGAGCCCAGAGCGATGCATTCGGTTCCGGCAACGCCGCCCTTGGCATCAGCAAAGTTGGCATTGGTCGAATGCAGATGCCCCATGACACCAAGCGTAGCAGCTTCGATGGCCGCCGCAATGCGAGGATTGGTACGATCCAGACGATTGTTCTGGGTCGAGCCGCTCATCGATTCGATGGTACCGATGACGAAGTTTTCAACGGCGGCCAGGTCGATGCGCTCTTCAGCGCCACGAATGACGGTCATCGGCTTGTCGAAATATTCCAGGCCGGCAGCATTGGTGACCGAAGCAACCAATGAATTCGAACTCAGAAATGATTCTGTCGCCGCAGCCAGAGTGAACGCAGCACCCAGAGACAGACCGCTGTTCTGGGCAACACCACGCAGCTGCTGCTTCCATGAATTAAGTTTGCTCATTGTCAAAGAACTCCTGAAATACGCGTATTAAGACCAAGCTTGGTCAAGAGCGTTTTGGTTGCATCAATGGAAGATGTGAATAACCACAGCTTACACCATTCGTCAAGATAGGCTTTAGTTTCTGAAGAATACTGAGGATCATTCTTAATATCACCATTGAGTTTAGCAACAGCGAGTCTAACAAAATGATCATTTAGAGTCTCTTTGGAATCGATCAGCGGAATGAACAGCTGAGAATTCTCATCTTCGGAGATTTCATCAGAGACTTCAGATGATGCAGAACCATCGTCTTGATTGTCTATATTATCATCATCACCATTATCTATAGTGTTTGTATCACCAAAGTTAGCGTCATCAGATGTTCCATCGCCAGATTCATCGGTTCCTTGTGAATTGGTGTCATCATCGCTGATAGTACTATCAGGATTAGCATCACTATTACTATTATTATTGGTAGTATCTTCACCAGAAATATCAGAACTTGGGGAAGCATCAGACGAATCATCTTTGTTAGGAACTTTCGTTTCATCGTCTGATCCCTTTGTGTCTTTATTATCTACTGTATTTTCAGGATCATCTTCTTCTGATATGGGTTTATCTGCTTCGATATTATCATCTTGATTATTTTCAGTGGCATCTGTTTTATCTTCATTTTCCTCATCGTCTTCTTCATCATCTTTAACATCGCCTAGAGCTTCTAATCCATAAAAATATCCAGTATCGTGTCCACTACCGGATACGAAACCATTTGGTGATTTTTTATAATAATAATCATCAACATAAATAAGAACTCTATCAATACTATCATAATTTTCAATTCCTTCTAAAGCATCACGTATTCTTTCCCAATAACGAGTGGCGTCTTTAACATCATAAATGTAATAACCAGTATTGTCGGCACCAACATTTTCAAAATTGCTAACATGTATGGCAAATGCTTTATTCTTAGTATATTTCAAACAAAGATTTGCACAGACAAAATTCTTATATGAAATAATACCATTATTAATAGCATTAATAGGAAGAGCAGTCAATGCAATAACTTTAGCAATTTCTAAAAAGCTAGGTTTCATCGTAAGAAACTTAAGACTATTTATCATCTTCCAGTAATTATCCGAATTCTTATTAAATTTGCTATTACAAATCAATTCATCTGTATCAATGACAACATGATGGATAGGATCTAATTGTAATGGGAATAGATCGCTTTTCAAATTGACTCTAGGGACATAAAAAATAGTTTTTGTATTGGTAGTTTCAAAATTAATAGCTGAGAAGATAGCTAGAATACCATTTAATTTAGATAATCCGTGTTTCAGATATAATCCTTTTAATAAAGGAATATCACTATCAATAATATTGTTTGTATGAATATACTTATTTACATATTGACCAATCTGGCTATCTTTAACTGATTGAGACATAGTAATGATATTATCTTTAACCAATGATAATAAAGCAAGAACATGAGAATGAGTATTAGATTCAACAAATATATTAAAATATTTATACATAATAATTTGTTCTAAAAGAAGCTTATCATTATCAAGATCGACATTTCTAATGTCTATATTTATTTTAAGATCTAAATTAATAGCAGTATCATCAAAAATAACTTTATCAAGTACTGAAATATTTCTGAAAATATCATTTAAAACAATAAGTGGCTGTCTGTCCATGGGAGCATTGTCCTTCACTGGAGATTTAATAGATAAAAAAATCTATTAAAGACTTATAATATGTTAATTTGACGCTATAAATATTAGGAAACAGAAAGGGGATTTGTTGATGCTTTTTTCTCCTGACTTTTTTATTGATTGTATGATTCTACTTATTTATGAAAATTCAGATAAGACTAAAGCAACTGTTAAGGATCTTATTAAAATATATGACGATGATAGTAAAACAAATACGCCATCAGAAAATGACAATAGTCGTTTTTATGTTAAACTTATTAAAGAGATCCTGAGGAACAATATAACTAAAAATGACGAAGCTGGTCTAAAATCATTATTGTTGAAAATCAATACAGATAAGAGTGCTTTTAATAAATCAGAAACTTTAAAATTACTTGAAAGTATTTTCTTAAGTAAAGTGGAAATCAGTTTTCAACAATTAGAAGAGACTGCTAAGAAAGTACAAATGGCACTCATGTGGCATTTGATCAGTAAACATCAAAGACGCGGTTATATTGCTCTTAGTAAATTTGCAGATAGTTTAAATAGTGAAGACCAAGAACAAGAATTAAGTGAAATTAATAAACAAGCAAATGCTATTCAACAAATATTTGAAGAAGCTATGTCTTCTATGATGAAAAATACATTGGCTAAAAAACCAGTAGAAAGTATAGATTTCTCTGAGAAAGATTCTCTCAAGAAAGGTATTACAAAATATAAAGATAGAGCTATTAATGGTATATTCAAAACAGGCCTTCAAGGTTTGAATATCATGACTGGTCCTGGTCGTGGTGGAATCATGGAAGGTGAGTCTGTTGTTTTTTATGCTCTTCCGCATAACTATAAATCTGGTCTATGTATGAGTGTTGCTACTCATGCTATCTTGTACAATAAACCAAATCTCAAAGATATTTCTAAAAAACCATTAGCATTGTTCATATCATTAGAAAATGAAGCCTTCCAGAACATGATGTGGGTCTTCAAGCATTATTATGAAAATATTAATAATAAAGATTCTAGCGATATGGATGATGATGCTATTATTGATTGGATGTACAAATTCTTTAATAAGATGGGATGGTCGTTTATTATTCTTCGTTATCTTCCTTCAGAATTTGGATTTAAAGATTTTGTTAATGTTGTTGAATATTATGAGAACTCTGGATATGAAATAAAATTAGCTGTTATCGACTATATGAATCTTATGTATAAAGGAAATGGATCTGAACGATCTTCATCAGTCGGAACCCATCTTCTTGTTAAGGAACTTTTTAGTAATGCTTGTAATTACACAAAATCAAAAGGTATTAGTCTTATTACGGCACATCCTCTAAATCGTAAAGCAACCGAACTTGTAAATACTGGTATTAAGAATATTGTTAAACGATTTGATACAGAGCATATTGCAGAAAGTATGGATGTCGCTAGAGAAGTTGATCTTGAAATATTTATTCATATTGAAAAGAACCAAGATGGTATTTATTATCTCACGTTTAAACGTGGTAAACATAGATATCAAGATAAAACAAAAGATGCACATAAATTCTTTGCGTATAGATTTTCTGATTATGGTATTAAAGACGACATTGATGGTAAACCTACATTTACAAGAGATATTTATGCTATTCCTACAAATGATGATGATAGACAAAAACAACATGTTGTTATGGACATTTTCTAAATATTACAAGAGTGATGTGGGATATCCCACATCACTCTGTTTAAATCCATCTTATGAATTCCTCTCTCCTGAAAAGGACTCGTATATAAATGGTCGAATTTACGACAAAACCGCCAAAAATAACTTCAGATCCTACTGTCATATCTCCTAATGTAGTTCCTAACACTATTGCTTTACATAAAGCTCTTGGTAACTTAAATAAAAATTGGATGGATGTTTTAGATAAGTTAAGTGCTAACTTTACAAATATATTTAGTGAATCGTTATTATCATCAACATTTACAAATTCATCTACTGATATCCAATATGGTTGGATCTATTCTGGTTGGGAGAGTTTAGATGGTTCATTAACGATAGATTATGTTGAAGGTAGTATAAATAATTTTATTACAATACCTAATGTTTATGACAGTGCCGGGTATTATTTCTTATGTTTTGATATTAAAGAATTGACTGGATATTTAAATATAACTTTAAACGGCGAATCTTTAAGAACTATTACAACAACCGGTAGATGTGGTACAGTTTATCCTGTTAGTAGTTCACTTACTGATACATTAACAATTCAACAAGTTGATCCTGATACAAATGGATCAACTACTATTCTAAATGGTTATCTTATCAAAGTTAGTCAAGAGCTTTATGATTATATTAATTCACAAATAGCAAGTTATTTTAATTATTCTGATTTAAGTAATTATATTACAAAGAATGATATGGATCAGGCAGTTGGTACTATTCTAGCAACGACTATGCAAGCACACCTTGCTGCTAAAAATCCTCACAATATTACGCCAGAACTTATTAATGCTGCTCCTGTTAACCACACGCATAGTCAGTATGCTTTAAAAACAGATCTTTCTCTCATTGGAACATATAAACCAAATACGATCGTTTGTAATCTAAATGGTAATTATCCTAAAGAACTTTTTTCTGGATATATTGATGTTCCTGTTACCTTCATAACACAATATTTAAACCATATTTCCAAAACTAATTTTTGTTTACAATCAGGAACAATATTGATTAATGATAAAGATATAGATTGTGTTTCTATGATAGATGCAACAGTTCCTATCGATTCTAGATATGCAGTCATTCCTTCTTCAAAACTACCAACAGTTACATATACATTTACACAAACTCGACTATTAGAAACAATTAATATTGTTAGTAATGCATCTTTAGATACTGGATGTCCTTTAAAACTTATTGTTAGTACAAATGGATATGTAAAAGAATTTACATCCGTCTTTAATGAGAATATTTCTGGGTATCAATTATATTCTATTCCTATGAATTCTATTTCAGCAGATTCTATTACAGTTTCAATTGAACAGACTGATACAACTCTTGAAAATTATACATTCGGATTTGATATTATTTTTGCAGATACTAATTTAAATGATATTGCTATAAATACCAATATCGGTGTTGCTATGAGAACACCAGATAATTCAGCTACTTCTTTGATGTCTGTCATATCTCCTTTTTATTTTGATATAAATACCCTGGTACAAAATCATACATATATGGTTGCATATACATCTACAGATCAAGAAACTATTTCTTTAGAATTATATCCACTTCCTTATCTCTACACAAATAAAAAGAATTCCAATGGAATAAATGTATTTTCTGAATGCACAATAACGGATGCGTATTATAATATCCCTACTCTTACAAATATAGATATTACTGAAAATAATTACGATATTTATAAATACAATATGTCAACATCAACTTCTAATATTCTGTCAATCAATCAAGTTTTAATAAATCCATTAGTTATAAATGAAATAACAGTTCATTTTAATAAAGAAACAACAAATACTATTCCTAACACATTTAGTATTATAGTTAATTATGAAGATAATACAATAGATACATTTACTGTATCTACTTCAAATGTAAGTATTATTGATGGTCCTATTGGATATGCTACGATACAATCAAAACCAGTATCTTCTTTTATTATTTCATTGCAGACAGATGAGAATACTATTTGCGATTTAAATTATATTAATGTAAAAGTAAATACATTAACATATAACAATAATAAATGGTCTGATGGTAATATGAGAGGTCTCATTGGATACTTAACTGTTTTAGAAAATGGTTTTCAGTTAGATCCTATTTTTTATAACGACGTTTGTTCTTTACCTATTGCTAATTTAAGTGATTTAGAATTTTATACATATACAACTATTAGTAATCCATATCCTAATTTTATTATAAACGAATCTTCTTCGGATGATATTATTTATTATGAAAAATACAATCATACTACTAAACTAATATACACTTCTGCTGGTCCTAAAACAATGACTATTTTAGCAGATAGTTAAATTTGAAATAAAAAATACATATATATTAATATGTAGAGAAGACTGGTTAAGAACGCGTCTTGATCAGTCTATTCTCTAAAATCCGTTAAAATTGGGAATTAAATAAATGCACTTTGATATTTCCACGCTGACTGCTGACGCTTTGACTTCTGCTACCATGATTGGTACTCTTGTTTCGGAGTCCGCAGCCCCCCTCATCGACTGGGACAGCATGCGCAAGGAGATCGAATCCTGGCCGCTGGTCTCGGAGGTGCCGCAGGACAAGGACGTTCCGCAGCTGAACATGACTTCGATCACCGGCAAGACCTGCCGTGAGCTGGTCAAGGGCGGCATCAAGACCGAGAATTTCATCGCCATCATCAAGTCGATGCTGAATGTCCGCGCCCATGTCATGTCCTCGAACGCCGGCAAGGCCCAGACTCTTTATCCGACCGTGAACGAATATGGCGCCCGTGAAGTCGGCAATGTCATCGTCGTCGCCAACAAGCATGCCGGCAAGCCCCGGTCGATCAACATCAATCGCCAGGCTTATGACCATCCGAAGAATGCCAATGACGAGACCCGTGGTCGTCAGCGGCACGTCAGCTGCGTCGTCGAAGTCGGTGGCTATATCGGTTTCGCTTTCTACAACAAGTTCTCTCCGAACACCCTGATCCAGACTTTCTTCCAGGTCACGCATGTCATTCCGCTCGGCGGCGACAGCAAGCTGTTCGAAATCGGCATGACCCTGGTTCATGCGGCGTTCGCTTCGGCCGCCGACGGCAAGGTCCTGGCCACTCCTCTGGAAGATGATACTCCGCTGGCCAATCTGATCGATGCGATGCAGCGTCGTTTGGCCGTCGGTGCTCTTCAACTGGATTGGCCGCTGTACAGTCAGATCTTCGTTCCGCATTTCGGCCTGAAGAATGACACCGCCGCCGGCATCGCCAAGATCGATCATTGGAAGGATCTGCACTCCGACACCGTGACTGCCAATCTCGACAAGCCGGTCAGTGCCGACATCACCGACATTGAAATCGATCTGATGCACAATCTGGTCGAAGCGCGTGCCACCTCCACGCCGAAGACCGACGGCGATGGCAATGCCGTCTATGATGAAACTGCTCTGGTCATCAGCCATCACATGGACGACACCGGCAATACCATCCGTGCGATGATGACCCTGATCAACAACAACGAAACCATCTGGACCGGCGTCACCGACATCACGGCCAACAACTTCGATCGTCCGGTCGGTGATGACATCACCTATCCGAGCGGCAAGTTGAAGGCGGCGGTTCTCGATCCGGCCCTGATTCTCGGCGCCACCACGTTCCAGCGTCTGAAGACCGACGTCATCAATCGTCAGGTCGAAGGAAAGCATCCTGTGGAGAACCCGACCATCCTGGGCATTCTGCGTTAAGCAGAAAACCAACTAAAGTAGATACGGAGGAGCGCAAGCTCCTCCGTATCTCTTTATTTTTTTATTTTAATCATAAACCAATTTACTCAAAGTCAATTTAAAATTATGTTCTACCATTTGAAATGATTGAATAACTGTAGCATATGCATCTATTTGAATAGCAAATATTCTTAATATATTACTCAAGTCACGAATATCATCAGTTGTTAAGTTAAATGTTTTCTTGTTGTTTTCTAATTGTGAAATTATTTTATCTGTTTCTTTCTCTAAATCAAATATATGTTTTCCATGAGAAATAGAGTCTTTGAAAGTATCATCTAGTTTCAGTAAATGATCTGTAATATAATTTAAATCTTCTACGGAAGAAACAACATTTTTCAAAATGGTATTAGAAATACTATTTTTTACAAATATAGTTTGTAGTTGTTTTTCAAGATATGAAATATCTACTTTATTGATCTTTTCTAGAATATGTCTAATTTTATGAAATTCTTTATTTATTATAAATTTATGCATAACCTCTATAGTGTCATTGATATCTATTTTATCAAGAAGTTTAAATAATGTATCTGTAGCATATCTATACGTACATATCATTCCGGTTGGTATATAGATCATAGAAAACATATTTATTTCTTTATTTTTTAGATAAGAATTTACAGCAGTATGATTAGAATCAACAAATACTTTTAATTCTGATCTTTTAAAATCACTAAATAAGCCTAATATACTTGTACTAAGATTCTTAAAATATTTAATAAAGAAATCAAATATTTTATTTTGGAATGAAATATTTTCTAATCCATAATAGTCAATATCTGTCAGATACTGATTTAAAGGAACATACGAAATGTCTGTTCTGTAAATCATGTCTACGATGCTCCTACTAAAAATGTTAATTGATTTCCATTGGTATCACTACTATTATAAGATGTAAATTCTCCAACATAACCATTTAATGGATATTGAGTATCTCCTATCGTCATTAATGTTGTATTGTCCATCGTAAATCCATATGCTTCTAATGATACTAATGTTTTATTCTTTGCTAGAATAGAAATACCATCTACAGAATATCCAAATGCTATCGCTGTTTCAATTCCAGTATTTATTGATGTTGTAATCTGTAAGTTCGTATCTTCGTATGGACAGGTTATAGTTAAAATGCTATTCATAATAACAAACGTCAATCCATTATCAAACGATAATAATACTTTTTCAGTCGTATCATTAAATGCTACAAATCTTAATACGAACATACCTTCTTGAGAATTTAATGAAATAGGAATATTTAAAGTATTAACAGGAATTGTTTGTTGTGATCCGTTCGTAATAATAAGAGGATGTAAGCCAGGAATAATAGTTTGTTGTAATCCATAGATAATAAATAAAGGAGCATCTGTTCCTAAATATATATCGCTGTCTAATGAAGGAACTGAAATTACACTAACCGAAGAAGTAATATCATTTGTTGATTTATAATCAAATCCTAATTTAATAGAACCATTCGGTAAAAAAGAATAATAGGTTGTAAAGTCGCTACATGTAGAGATGATAGTTTGTTCTTGAAGATCAATATAAAAATAATCAGATACTTTATCTGTTATAAATACTTTTATATATCTATTTGAATTTAATGGATATATCATAAAATTTAAATTCAATATATTTGAAGAAGATAAAGAAAATGGATACGTAAATCCAAACATATTCGTAGAAGAATTATCATTCAATTGATAGTATTTAGATAATGAAGAAATAGAAGATGGTCTTATAGATGTATTTACTAATGATATATTTGATAGATCTTCACTAGATGTATTAATATTTGATAAAGCTCCATAAATAGGATACATCGGATCATTGAATGTATAATCTCCAACTAATCCATTTATATTAGAAAGATTACCATTAATATCAATAGTATTAATTTTCTGAATACTTAAAGAATATGATCCGAGAATAGAATTTATAAATCCATTAAAAGAAAAGACAGGATCTGATGTAGGAGGAATACCAGGCATAAAAGAGTTTATAAGATTAGAGTGTGCATTCTTATCCAGATTATGAAGGGATATCAAGTCTTCAACTTCTGTATTCGTAACAATAACAGAATCAAAAGAAGATTCTCCCATAACACCAAATATCTGTATTTCAAAATCTTTGTAAGTCCCAACATTTCCAGATAATAACCAGGCATTGTAAATAGCTTGCATAACATCAAGATTAATACTCATAGTATCGATATTGTGAGGATTTGAGTTATCCATTAAGTGATTATTGATAATATCTTTTAATGTTGAAATAGTATTCGGATCAAAGTCTTTTTCAATTGTTTTTATTCTATCTACAAGTGCCGACAATGAAAGAGTATCTTTATTTATTTTTACAGTATCATCTCCAGTTGTAATAGAGTCAAACCCTGTTATAGTTCCTTTGACCATTTTTTAAAGATCCTTTCCTCTGTTTCCTAGAAAAATAAATTTATTAAATCATCAGATAAACATCTATTATAAACAAATAATTCAGAAATAGATGTATCTTGAAATTTTATAGCATTTATTATGATGTTTGTTTTTAATGATTTAGATATATACTGAAATGAATTCGAAGTATCTGTATAGTAAATGTTTACAGATGTAGTATTCATACTTAACATAAATTTATTAATACCCATAACAAGAGGTAAAGATTGTGTTTCGGTAAAATCAGGACCATTGACAGTCAATATAAGTACATCTTCTTTTTTCAAGAAAATGATATCCGAATATCCAGCATTTGATATAAAAGTTAATAGATTTTTAGTTGATGTTAATTCATCTATATTAAAAGAAATAGAAATTGTATTTCCTATATCAGAACTAATTTGATTAATAGTAACATTTTCAATAAAATCACTAGGGATATAAGAGTATGCATATGTTGGAATATATTGAGGTATATTTAGATTCTTAAATTGTGTAAAGAGATCTGGATGTGTATCTATATTACTATTATGATCTGATATGTCATTCTTTGTTTCTTTTAAAGTAGCAAATAGATCTTTTGAACTTAAGAAAAACTTTATAAAACTTTGATAAGACATTGGGTATAAAACAGTTTTACAATATGCAGCATATACAACACTCAATATATTGTTTTGGATATAAATAAGTAGAGCAGTATAGTAACTATCAGTTTCACTTAAATTATAAAGATGACTGTAGAACATCGTTAATAGATTATCTATTTCAGTACAATCATAAATACTTTCTAATTGTGTTATCTTTTCATTTAATCTAGACCATGTTTTAAATGATAAAAGTTCTTGTTTTTTAGATCCTAAAATAGATGTAAAATTATGTATAGTATTGGTACTCATACTGATTTCCCTTTCTTTTAAAAAGGATTAGTCATAAAATGACAAAGTAAATAATAGTAAAAAATATATCTTTAAATAAAGTAAAAATACTATAAATTAACTTTAGTTCAGAAAAGGTATAAAAGATATGGTTAGTATCTTTTCATCTGTTTCTATCAAAGAAACTGCATTTACTCCACATTTTAATACTGGTACTCATTATGATAGTGCAACTGGTGTTTTTGTTCCTGGTCATCATGGTGGTATGATTATGAATGGTGGATTAACGTCCACGAATGCTACAGTTGGTCGTGAACAAATGTTTAAATCGACTGAAGCTATTAGTAAAGTTTTATTTACATTGATATTCTATCCAGATACTGATTGTATTATTTATGATACTGAATTTGCTCAGAAGATCCAGAGACTTCTCAAGTTTATTCCTGAAAGTCTTCGTAAAGGTATCGAAGAGCGCATTCGTATTATTAAAACAACTGACTATACTCCTGAAGAAGTCTTTAAACTTATTATTCAAATTGGTAAAATGAAATTAGAACATAAGAAAGATTTTACTGAAGAGTCTCCATTTACTGATATTAAAGGCGAGAAAATTAAAATCTTAAGACCTACTATTGTCGTATTCGATAGTTGGACAAAAATGAATAGCACTAAAGTTGTTGAAAGTTTTGAAAAAGTTGATGTTGGATCTTCTGATCAGAACATGGTATTCATGACAGATGGTAAGATGAAAACATTGATGATGTCACAACTTCCTGTGTTTGCTGTTAAGTACGGATTTATCTTTGTGTTGACTGCGCACATTGGTGATAAAATGGATCTTAATCCATATGCTGCTACACCTAAAGACTTACAGCATATGAAAGGATCTGATAAGATCAAAGGCGTTGGTGCTGATTTTACATTCTTGATTTCTAATCTAAGTGATACTCGTAAAGTTGAGTTATTGTTAGATAGCAATAAAAAATGTTTATATCCGATTAAGAACGGATCTGATGTTGAGCTTAGTGAATTAACAACGATTATTGCTAGAAATAAGAATAACGTTTCTGGTTCTATTTGTCCCTTTGTTGTTTCGCAATATGAAGGCATTCGTACTTCCTTATCATTTTATCATTATCTTAGAAATCATGATTATTATGGTTTAAATGGTAATAAGCAAGATCATGAGCTTTGTATTTATCCTGGTGAAAAACTATCAAGAACGACTATTCGTGTTAAGACTGATAGCGATCCTAAACTTCGTAGAGGATTAGAAATTGTAAGTCAATTTAAGTATATTAAAGATAATTGGAATCTATCTCTATTAGATGTTGATTTTACAATTGATATTAATAAATTTGCAGAAGGTATCTTGGGAAAAGATGGATTGGCTAATGATATATTAGAGTCTCGCGGATTTTGGACTTATGATAAAGAAAATACAACTCCATATTTATCTGTTTATGATATTGTTGCTATTGTTACTGGTAAATATGAGTCTAAGTATTTCAACCTCGGACAAAAGAAGGATAAATAAAATATGGATGCTATGAGTTTGGGTAAGGATTATGTTAGTAGTGAAATTATTAAAACCATTGATCTTATTAAAAGTATTAAAAATAAAGATTTGATGTATCACAGAATTACAAGTTTTCAAGATGTTAATCGTAGAGAAACGAATGAAGTTTTAGGAAATAGTATTAAAAAGTATATGTTTAAAGAAGATGGTACTGTTATTAAGAAAAGACTTTATAATCCAAGCACGACTACTTTTATTCTCGTCGAATTGGTTAATAAGAATAATATTAAAAAGATTTATTATTTTGATACTACTTTGTTCTTTAAGAAAATGGGATTAACATTACAAGATGTTAGTGAAGAGATAGTTCATCTTGAAAGTTTATTAAGTATGATCTCACAAAGGATCATCTAGACAATATAGATAACAGAAGAGAGGCTAAGCCTCTCTTCTGTTGTCATTACACTGTAGACCAGCTTGTACCATCAAATACACAAATAGCACTATCGCCATTATGTCTTAACAAAACACTATCTTGTTCATCGATCTTATTTCCATTACCACAAATTGTTATATTAAAGTACTGTGCTATATTTTTAGTATCTTTAATAAAATATACCGTATTTGTATCTGGAGTAGCAGGAAGATTGATTGTTACATTTTCTGGATTGTCATATCGAATACTGACGATAACAACATTTGATTGATAAATACCTAAGGTATAAACAGATCCTGATGTAAGACACGTAGTATAAACTGGATTTGTTTGTGAATTACCATATGCCAACATAAATGGTTTTATAGTTGCGATAATGTAGTCTTTTAAGTTGATCATGTATTTCTCCTATTTATACCAGTAAGCATTGCTAGACGAACTATTACCAGAATCAAATGCATTTATATACCATACATCATTATACCCAAGAAGACTCATTTTATTGTTTTTTGCTAATACATATGTAGTATTATCATTGATAGAAAATGTATTGGTTGGTGCACAATTCAAGACAATAGCATCTGTAGTCATATTTAAAAATTCAATATTGAAGTAATTTGTTAGTGAACTTATATCTGGTAGAACAATAAATTTAGTACCATTTAAAAGACATCTAGAATTATTGTTTGTATTGTCTACTTCTAATATCGGTATTGTTACTTCATCAACAACGAGCGATTGAGGAGCCCATAATGCAGTCTGAGCATCTCCAGATTGTATACATGTCCAAAATATACCACTATTTTTATCATAACAAATATCTGGAGGAGATCCATTAAACGATACTTCTCCAGCTAAAATACCATTAGGGTTTTTAGGTACTAAAAAACAAGTTACAGCAGATAGATCGCTTGACATGAATTATGTATTCCCCTGATCTATAGTTGTATTAATAGCATCAAATGGCGCCATCAAATCTAACGTAACTAATTCATCAAAGTTGTTATTATTACATAATGTTTCTATCTGATTTGAAAGATCAAATTGTGTTTTATAAATTGTTTGAATACACTGATTAATGAATGTGGTAATTGATGTTATATCTGAAACTTCTAGTGCTATACGACCACACCAATAGATGGGAGAAGCGATAGTACCATTTGTTAATTGAGATAATAGAGAATTCAAATCGTTATTTAGAATACTAATATTAACACCGTTATAAATAACAGATTTACTAAGTGCAGTATCTCTGTTTGCTTTAGCGATATTTGATAATGTAGTTAATAGTTCAGTATAAGCTTTAGGTGTTGCCGTATATGTGATATCTGGACCATTTCTGTTTTCAACAACATCGTAATACGTAATATCAGGAAGAGTATCATGATAGTTAATATCAACAAATCCATTTAATGTTCTAAAATCAGGATTGGATATCATAGATCCATGATACTGAAATCCATTTAACGTAAAGAATGCGCCATCACTAAAGTATTCATTTAAAACAGGGTGATAATATTTTTCGGTATCTAAGAAACCTGTTGTCTGACTTGTCATCTTTAGTTTTCCTTGTATGTGTTTGCTTTATTAAAACTATTTAGTGAGACCTAAAATAAGCCCAGTTCCTGTTATGGTAGCATAACTTATGCCCACAATACAATTACCGGCAGCACCGCCACCAGATCCAGAATTTCCAAGACCGTCGTCAGTACCACGAGATCCAGCCTGACCGAAATCGCTCCATCCGCCAGCTAAGACGCTTCCGCCTGCCGGCGTTGCTGAAGGCGAGCCGACATTTCCGACAAGACTTCGGGATGAGCCAGGATGTAGTGGTGCACGGCGGCATCGAAGCCGTATTTGCCCAGCACCAGGCCCATCGATGCCGCTGCAATAAGGTGAAAACGTGATTTCATTTCAAATTTCTCCTACTGCGTCGGGCCAAGGATCGTGCCCTTAGCTATCCAAGTCACATTTGAAATGCCGGTGATCGCATAACCGGGCGGGCCACCGTTCCCGCCGCCGTTGTATGATCCGACAGACCCGTTTTGGCCGTACGCACCGGGGGCTCCCCCAGCACCACTGGAACCAGCACCAGAGGTGCCGCCGCCCTGAGCGCCGCCACCTACCGACAGGGTTCCTGAATTGCCGGCGCCGTTATATCCGTTTGACGGACTCCATCCGGGAACTGCCCCTGCGCCGCCGCCACCGTTGCCGCCCCAGCCATAAGTCGTGTATTCACATCCGCCACCGCCACCACCACCACCGCCACTCTGGATCGTGCCTAAATTTGTGATTGTGATTTTCTGCAAGGTGGAAATGGCAGGGCCACCGCTGCCACCGCTACCGCCACCGCCATCACCACCACCGCCACCGCCGCCCTGGCCGCCGGCACCTACAATATAAGCACCAACCATTACATTAAGAGAAATATTAGAACTAGCAGGAAAACTATTGATAGTTAGTGCATACGTACTTGTTGATATCGATCCGATAATTGCAGATGAAGCAATATTTAATTTGACATTAATAGGATTTTTACCATTCCAACCATAATTAGTAGTAAGATCAGTATTTAATACGTAATTATAAATAGTTCCAGATAAATTTATTACTACTGATTGTACAGAGCTGGCAGGATTGAGTATAAACATAGTTAATAAACTTTTTTGTTTGAATAGAATTCTAATCTATTTAAAATATACATAATGATTCCTCCTAATAGAAATACAGATCATATAATGGATTTAAAGATAGGAGAAGGCGCGATACCTTCTCCTATCTCATATCAGTTGTCTTAAGAACCCCAGATATTCCGTCTATTTTCAGGAAGATTATCTCTATCAATATAAACAGGAATATATCCAGTTTTCATTTCAAAAGCAAGAACAAAAGGAACAATATAAGAAGTATAATTCATTTCACAATTTTGATCAAAGAGTTCACCGTATAACGACATACAAGAACCAGTACAAATACCAACAACAGGACATGATTTACAATTATCTCTTTGAGACCAGTGAGTAATTGCATCTAATTTAACATTAGTAATATCAGTAATAGATCCACGTTGTGTGATTTTCCATTTAAAGCAATATCAAGACTGCTAGCATTAGGGCAAGAAATAATATTACCTGACATATCAACAGCTAAATAAAAAGCACTATTCATATTACAGAAATTATAACTGGTTATCTGACTTTCATCAAATAGAACATATGTTTTATCTCTGATGAAACTAATGATATTGCCAAGATTAAAATTAGCATAACTTTTATCGTTTGTCCAATCGAGTGTTTTTTTGAGTATCTTAGTTATTTAAATTAGCAGCAATATTTACCATAGTAATTGTTCCTGTATTTTCTGCCACAGTATATGTCTCCTGTGTCTCTATGGTTGATACTATATATAATTTATTCTATACGATAAATTGTAAAAGTTAAGGATAGGATGAGCCTAGGCTCATCCTATCCTTAACCACATAAAATAAATCATTTATTTTCTATAATTGACAATCGTCTATCTATATCTTTTATTGCTTCTACAATAATACCCATCATATTTCCATAAGCAACACTTAATGTATCATTATTATTAATGACAACTTCTGGTAAAACCTTTTGAATATCCTGGGCAATAAGACCAGACTGGCGTTCTCCAGTATCTATACGAGTGTATGTATATCCAGTCAATTGTTTAATCTTACTGATAGAATCCTCAATAACTTTTAAATCTTTCTTTAATTTAATATCAGAATATGCAGTAAGATTTGCCAGTGCCACTAAGTTACCAGAAGTATCAATAGTCATTAGTGCATTTCCAGCATCGGTATTGTCCATAATTCTGAAATAGCCATTACTAGCATCAATAAATTTATCAGCCGGTGTTGTTCCAGTACCAACAACCCGAATAGAATTAAATGGAGTATTGGAATTTGCACTCACATTAGATGTATAATCTTCTAATGTAGTATTTAATACTGTCGTTGATACATATTCGGAAAGATCAATGTTTGCTAAAGCTGTAGCTAATGCAGTATTCGTTACATAGTTCTGTAAAGTTGCTGTTAGTATTTTATTTGTTACATAATCAGTTAAATATGTACTAATATTATCAGACATGACATAATCGCCAGCAGGGCTATATTCAGCCAATATTTTATTTAATGCATCTAAAGTGACATAATCCAATAATGTAGTATCAAGATCGGTGATTTTTTCATAACTATTTAAATCTTGTATAATCTGAGCAATACTGCTATCAACTGATTGTTCGAATGTAACAAGTTCGTTTGTTAAATCTGATTGTCCAGTACCAACTGTCTGTGTAATCTCTGATAGAGCTGTTGTGATAGCAGCATTCACAAACCTGGTATTGGCAGCGCCAGATGAATTATTATCAGTAGCAAGATCTGGAACATTACAACTTTCTGTAAAGGTAGCATTGGTTGTATCGGCTTTCGAATTTAAAATATTGAAAAGATTAATATAATCATTTATATTACATAATGTTTTTAAATTGGCATAAAGTGTAACACCATCACCTATTTTAATGATACCCGTGCTACTATCTATAGTAATTAGACCATATGGAATAGGAACTGATGTATTATTCCAATCTGCTTGTGTGGCATTTAATCTTTGAAAAATACCTTGAATAACTATGGGTGTTGACATAGACATATACTTCTCCTATCTCTTAAACGAGTTCATTGATTGAAACACCAGTATTGACCAATAATTTATTAACAGAATCATAAGCAAATGACAAGACACATATTCCTGTTAATGTAGGAATAGATCCTTGAGGAAAGAATATGTTTGTAGACCAATTAGGACTATAACCATTTGAGTAAATCATTAACTGATATGTAGCATTTGGAACAGGATTACAAAATGCTATATTGCAGTTTCCTACTAATGTAACATTAGCACTCTGCCACATACTTAAATCCCAAGTTATATTTGATGAAAACTGTATAGGACCTCCGGCTGGAGCCTGTACGGCTTTCCAAGTGTTAGGTTTATCCAGTTTCGCAGTTTTTTCTAACTGACCATATATCTGTATTGCTGTTAAGTAATTACTTAGAGTACTGGACAATGTATTTGTTGATACATAATTCTGTAATGCAGATGAAATAGAGTCATTCATAAAATCTGTTGTAGAATACTCACTTATTATTGAATCGAAAGACGATATTGATAAATATTCTTGCAAAGTAGACGCCAATATAATGGATGTTACATAGTCAGTAAGAGTTTCGGCTAAGACTACATTTGTTACATAATTATTTAAAGTATCTGTAAGATCGGCTGTTTTTACATAGTTTCCAATAGTACTAAGAAATATATTAGTTGTGACAAATGTATCTGCCGTACCACTAATGGCTCCAGATAATTCATCATAGAGTGTTTGTAATGCAGCCGTTACCCATTTTGTATTTGCAGCATATAAACTATTATCTCCACTAGGAGGGGTAGGGACTTCAACACTGTTTTGAAAAATAGGATCTTTAATAGGAGCATATGATGAGACATCTCCCAATGCAATAAGGTCAGCAACAGTAATTATAACAGGAAGATCTCCGTATAGGGAAGTACCATCGCCTAATTTTATATTTCCATCTGATGAAATAACAACAAGACCATAAGGAATAGCAACATTAACATTTGACCATGTTTGATCACTACTTGCTATTCTTTGTATTAATCCATTAATAGGAATAACATTTGGTTCTGTCATAGAAAAATCCTTCCTTAATACAGGTAGAAAATTATTCATACTATGGCTTAAAATACGTCATATATTTTATTATATAACTTTTAACATCCTATAGTAATTTTCTCAAATTATGGAGTTATTTATATGCCATTTAGAGATACCAAAATAGAAGAATCAGTCATTCAAATATTTGATCCTGTTATTGAACAAGTCGTTCGAGGTATGCTTATTCGCTTAGGTTTGTATGAAAAGGTAAGAGATTATATTTCTATTACTACAGATTATAGATCTGCTTCTAAGACATCGGATGATTATCATAATGCATTATTAACAAGTGATCGCTGCGATGTTTCAGTCGAGTATAACTTAAATCCTTCAGATACAAAGTGGGAGAATTTAAAGTTTAAGCATGTCAATCCTGCTTATTATGCTATAAAAAATACTCAACATGGTATCTTCTATGATAAGTTTGCTGATATAAAGATTGTTGAAATAGATCTTCCTGCATCGATTCAGCTCAATTTTGCTATTACATATAAGAATACTCAAGATGCATATAGTGTTTTAAATACACTATATCTTTTAAATCCAAAAGATACAACTTTTAACTTTACAGATGTTGTTTATCATTATCCCATTAATAGTGATTTACTTTATATATTAAATACGATTTACAATATGCTCGAGTTAGATCAGACAAAACTACCATTTGAAGATTACATTAATAAATTTTCTGACAACGCATTGACTAAATTAGTTTCTAGAGATGGAACACAGGAACAATATGTCATCAAAAGAAAGTTATTAAATATTTTAGGAACATTTGATATTCAACAGTCAAAACCAGAACCTAATAATCTAGAAGAATCCCTTGATTCATTTACTATTAATTTCACATATACTTTTCAGTTCAATAATCCTATCTTATTAAGAGCATGTTTTCCAAGTGTTATAAATAATAAACTTATCCCGACATATATGATCCCACCATATAAAGAAACATACTTTCCAGCATTGGCAGGAATCTATCAAGAGAAATGTATTAATAGTTTTTTGAATAATAATAAATCTTTACCAAATCCTGTATTACGAATTCCAATCTGGAATGATTTTGTTGTCCCAGATTCTCTTTCCAAATTCTATAAATTTCAGCCATTTTTTATATCTGTTGTATTGTTAGATGATGGTGATGTGACTAATATCCCATTACAAGAATTACCGGACGACTTAAAGTTTCATGATATTGTTATAGGATTAATGAAAGAACACGGTCCTGAAATTTTTGATAATACTGGCTTGTTAAATATATCTGTATATTGTAATGGTGTTCTTGTTGATAAAAGTAAATTGTCTATAGATAATGAGCTTAATCTACTTATTAATGTTTCGAATAGAAGAGCACAATATCAGCTCGTTGTATCAGAATGCACATCTTTTAATTTTATTTCACAAAAATGGATACCTTATTTAATAAGATACAAAAGTTTCTTTCCATTATTGATTTGTAGGAATCTTAATAGTATTTTGAAATTAGGTCATTTTAGATTAGTTCACAATGAAAGATTATTATCTATCATGAAGAATTTATTGAATAGTGGAGGAATGGATAATATCTTAAATGAATTCATTGAGAATGGAAAGTGTACAGAATCTATCTATGGCTATACGACTTCTGCCGAACAATTATTGGATTATATGACATCTGTGGGTAATGATAAAGGATCTACTATTTTTGATACGTTCTTGTTATACTGTATGAATAATTGTATTTTAACAACAAGAGATATTGAACCACTAGATATCATGAGTTCGCCTAATAAAAACTATTTAATTCGTGGTGTAAATACAATGAACTCTGGTTCTATTAATCTTCCATTGCGAGCTTTTAATACTAATATTTATATAGATTAAAAAATCAAACTTCTGTAAGAGAGGCAAAACCTCTCTTACAAGAAAACAGATAGAAAGGTGAAAATATGCCACTTCCTACTGGAAAAGGTATCCCTCCGGTTATTACAGATGGATCACAATCTCCTGGACAAGATCCAGTTGTTGCATTAGATAAAGTAAAGTATGTAAAAGATACTTTTATTACAAGAACTGCTATTGATCCAAAAACATATGCTGAAGAATATGGTAATTTATTAGGATATATTAAAGGATCGTATGTTATAGTTACATATTACAATAACGATACTGTATCAGATCTAAAATCTCAGACTATTGATCAGACAACAATTTCAAATACGATTCATGAATCATATACTAAAATTAATAAAATGGAATTGATCTTTTCAGAACAACTTCAATTTAGTTATGATAAGGATAGAAATGTTTCTATTATCAGTGGTGTTGCTTTAGTATATCCTGGCATTGTCCCTATAAAAGGGGATTTATTTATTATGACATTAAACGATGGTAAATCCGGTATTATGCATATTGGTTCGGTTGAACGTATTGGTTATAGACAAGGAGCGTTTCATAAAGTTACATTTACACAGAGATATTACGCAGAAGATGATTCTTTTGCTAAAATAGAAGCAAGTGTTTCTAATACTGTAAATTTTGTAAAGTCTACATTTCTTGGAGATAGTACAACATTATTAAAAACAGATCAGTTTAATCAATTAAAAAGATTAGAAGCTATTAAAGATACAATTATTAAATATTATTATACTAGATATTTTAGATCTGATATTGGCAGTATCATGCATCCTTCACCAGAAAACTATTATGATCCTTATTTGGTTAATTTCTTAACAAGTAGAATAAGTATTAGACAGTCTATTAATAGAGCAAAACAATTATATCCATCATTACCGTATTATGAATTTTCTATATGGGATATGTTCAATGATAAATTTAATACCGATGTTACAATCCTTATGAATAATTTTTCTTTTTATCAGTTAACCCCAACATACTTTGATGCAAACATTACATCGCTTATTAATCAGAAATTTATTATTTTATCAAATCCGAATGATATCCAAACTCCATTAACAGGATCTATTGATGGTGATGAACTGATCGGTTATTCGATGTATAAGAATTCAACTAAGATAAGTGAAGATTCTTATTATATCTTTAGTAAAGCTTTTTATGATGCAGAAATTGATAAGATGAACGATTTAGAGAAATTAGTTTATGATACAATTACTAATAAGTCTGTAACGGATATTACATCATTTTTAGATATAGTTACAGTATATAACAAGCTATCGCTCAGTGATGGTTTTTATACCATTCCTATTTATATGTGGCTTATTGATATGGCTATTGCGACTCTAACTATAAAGGATTAATTATCATGCAACGAAGCATGCCGCGTATTTATAATTCATTCACTGATCATATCAATATGGCATTATACGATTTAAGAGTTCCTAGTACAACAGCCAATGTACCACAAGCTGTTCTAGATGGTGATTTTTTAGCGATGCCATCTGTTCTAGATTCTTTCTTTTGTAACCACGATGAGATCGATGAAGCTGATGAAGAAACAGGATTATTGAGAACTGTATATGAAGATATTAGTGAGACTTTTTTTACAAGAAGAACAATTAACAATATGGTTCAATTTAATAAATCTAAAATATTATTTACGATTGTGAACGATATGGATGTATTATACATTCTTCACAATATCGATGGTTATTTAAGAGAAATTAAAAATCTATTAAATGAAACAGAAGTCAGAGAGTATGTAAGAGATCTTATTTTTCTAAGAGAAAATATTGTTACATTGGCTAAGAGAGTTCTAAATATTCATAAAGACTGGAAAGAAAAATATATTAAAAATACTAATGCTGCTACTGCAATTGCTATGTTTTCTGGTGAAAATCCAGATGATATTATTTCTGCTATTTTTGCATGTCCTATTAATATTAAAGCACTGGAAGCTATGGATAAAAAGAAGAATATTATCCTAGAAAAAGATCCTACTATAAATGTCGACCCATTAGAAAATGACAAATCTTCATCAAGTAACTTTAGTTCATATATTTAAAATGGAGTTGGATGTATGTCTACAACATTAAGTCCGGCTATGCAGCTGGCTATGAATTCAGTTATTGCATCACAGAAAACAAATGAATTCATTGTAGATTTTACAATTTTAAATGATGATGATGCTACTTATAAATACTCACCAGAAATTATTGATAAAATTGTTATTGGATGTAAATATATTGAAACTATTACAGATGCTATCTATATTTACTTTAAAGTAGCTCCTACTGATTATATCAATCTTTATAAAAACCTATCTAATATTAGAATAAGTATGGTATTAACTTATAAAGATCCCATTACTGGAGAAAAAGATTATACAAAAAATCCTATTAAGATATCTGGAATTGCTATGTTAAAGAACCCCAAAGACCTTTATAAAGAATATAGCCCAGAACAATTACATCCTACAGATCAAGTTTCAAAAGTAGAATCTCATGTTAGTTTAAAAATACCTGTAGAACTACATGTTGTTAACTTTAATTTATATGCTATTAAGCAGATACAATTTCATACTACCTTTACAAAGACATATATAAATGATGCATTAGGTCATATTGCTAAAGCATTAAATATTTCAAATATGGAAATAAAACAGTCAGATAATACATACCAGTGGGAATATATTGTCATTCCTCCTGCTTATGATATTTCTAATATATTTACATTTCTTCAGAATAAATATGGTGTCTATAATAAAGGATGTTGTTGGTATTATACAAATGATGATGTTTTGTATGTATATCCATCATTTGAGACAAATCCTAATAATCAAAATATTGCAAAGATTTATAATGTTCCAGATTCTGTTATTAAAGGTTCTAAAAATTATCACAAGATAACAAATGATGTTATTGAAATCGTTAGTAATAGTAAAGTTAGTCACGTCGATAAATCACAACATAGTGCCGAAAACGGCGCTACTAGTTACAGCTTTGTTAGACAATCTTCTATATTAGATAATTTTGTTAATAATGATAGTGGTCAATCTTCTGCTAGTGTTAATAATACATTGACTGTAGCTACTGCTAAAAATAGAACTCTCTCATCCATCAATAATAATAATGATAAATTTATTCAAAACGCATCAGACAACTTATGTATGTATAGTAGTAGAATAGCTGAAGGAGATTGTTCTATGATCTCCTGTGAATGGTTCCAATGTATTCCTCTTTATTTTAGACCAGGACATCGAATAGAATATTACTTTGATAATAATGGAGCATTCTCAAAACAGACGGGTATATTAGATGGAGTTATTTACAAGATAGAACCTGTAAAAAGACAATCGAGTGAACTTAGTTATTCTGCAAAAGCAAAGATGGTAATAAGAGCTTCGTCCGATATAACAGCATTGATATCGTAGAAATCGAGAAAGGGGGGTCTTATGATGGACGATTTTATAGAATATTTAATTAATTGTATGCGACTAAATACAGTAGACAAAGCTGGTTATATTGATGATATTAATGAGATACTTACAACTATTAATAAAAAATCACCGATCTATCAAACTTGTTTATTGTCTAAGAAAGATAAAGGTAAGAACATTTCAATGTATATCCTTGTTATAAATTATTGCATAGATCCAAATATAGCATCTGTTTACATTATGAATAATAACTCTAACAGTTATAATTATGCAGAGTTGTACACAACAGTTCTTAATAATATCAATGATTATAAGAATGCTAATATAGATACAAGTATACATTATTTTGTTGTTGTTGATAAGTTTAAGAATATTGAAGAATTTGTCGATACTATTCATATTCAAAATATGAATAATCTCTTAGTACATAATGCATTATATCACAGAAAACACTTTATGGTACATTAATGGCTATCTTTGATACATTTGATATTCTTGGTGATGTTCTTTCTAAAGATAAATTTAATTATTATACATTTAATTTTGGTAGAATTATTGATAAAAAATATAGTATTGAAAACTTAAAAGTTATCAGACCTATAGCATCGGACAAATATGATATCATAGTTTTAACATTAGAAACTGTAGAAAAATTTATATTAGTCGTAACAGTAAATAGATCTATTAGTGATTTTAAATATGATGTATCAGAAGTAACGAAATCTATTTATAGTTTTGTTAATGATTACAACACTGATAATGATTACGTATTTGTTTATAATGCTGAAACAAATAACTTTAATAAATCAATAGGCGACCTTTATTTTTCATTAGAACAATATGACAATTGGTTAAAACAAATGATAGATACTGTGAAGAGATTTACTATCTCTATTTAGCGTATGAAGGGATGGCCTAGGCCATCCCTTCATACATCTTGATCTTTCATCAATGTAAATATATTGAATGTTAATTCATGTTCTATCAATTTTCGTGTATTCTCTATTTTACAATTTGACCAGAACTTATTACCTATGAGAATAGGGATATCTCTATTCATAGCCTTCATTAAATTCTGGCTATGTACAGTATCCCGTTGTAGAAAATATGTATACATAATGATCTCTAAGTATCTATAGTCTCTTAAGAATTCCATCCAATTATATTGTCTTAAGTTTTTAATATAACAATATTTTAAAATATGTTTTATATAAGATACAAAATCTCTATCTCCTAGTCTTAAACTATTAAGAAACATATCGCTTCTTAATGATTTCTCTTTTACTAATTTTATATTTGTAACCATTTCTTCTATAAATAAATTATATTCACTTCCTCTAAATCCAAAGAATTGATCTTTTGCAACTTCTTTTGTATAATCATAATTATCATTGAAATAAGCATCTCTTAGTAATGACTGGTACTGATTTATCAACCAGTTATTCATGAGATCATCTAACATAAAACATAATACATATCTGTGAATATAATTAGAAACATTGTCATCTGTTTTCTGTAGATTAAAGGTCTTTAAATAATTAACAAACTGTAGACCTAAAGCAACAACATCAATACCAATAACAATATGAGAAGGACATTGTTCTTTGAATATTATCTTATCTAGATAAGTATTAAAAGTTAACTCATTACTCTTTATATCCATTATACGAACGGGACGAATATGTTTCCACATATCCCATCCTTGTTCAAATGGTAATGTTTGTAAAGGATCTGTACTTTCGATTGGAATAATGTATTCATTACATCTACCTTTGTCAGAACTCACAAAACTATTTATTCTAATAGTATTTGTTTCATTCATATCAAATATACTTTCTAATTGATCTTTGTCATTTAACATAACATCAAAGTATCTAGAAACATCAGTTTTTCTTTTAAGTACCATATTCTCTACATCCATATCTAACAAGATTTTCTTTATAAGTTTAATAGCACCACTTTCAAAACTATTAGAATATAAAAACCTTTTATAAATAAGATTCTTTCTTACATTTAAACTATTTATATACATATTTGTTTTTGGAAATACTTTTCCATTTAAATGTGGTAAATATGTTTGCATAGATCGAAATAACATAAACCATTTCCTCTCTAAAAGAGTTAATCATATAATAGATTTTTAAATGATACTTTTATTGTAAAAAAATAAATGTGAATATAATATTGTGTAGAGACTTCGCCGAGAAATCGGTGATTTCTTAGAGGGATATATATGTCGCATTTTTCAAACGAAATGTGAACATATATTATTTATTTGGTTATAACCATGTTCCTTGTCGACGAGGAACACAAGTAAAAGGGACTAAAAAATGTCTAGTGTTTCCGGTTTTGGTACTCAGGAAAGCGATTCTCCCAAGGCTCCGCAGGGCGAAAAGCAGGCTCCTGGTTTCAGCAATTCTCAGCAGGAAAAGAAGCGTTCTCTCCTGCACAGTTCATTGTCCGAATTTGACAGCTTCTCGACGCAGTCCCCGCAGCTATCGAAGTTCGTCGAGCGTATGGAAAAGGAAATCCCCGGCGCCAAGGTCGTTCGCATCCCTGAGCCGTCCAACACTCTGGCGGTGATGGTCGACAACATGTTCTATGTTCTGCTGTTCCCCGACATGGGCGTTCAGTTCGGAACTCTTGAATTCAAGCGCAAGGCGTTCATCGCTTATTTCCCGAGCGTTCGCAAGCGCCTCGAAGCTGATTTCGCGAATTGCACCATCATTCAGAATGCCATCGTCATTCCCGAAGACTACCAGAACGAAACTCGCGTCGGCGCCATCATCGCCCATCTGCGGTCTACGTTCTCGGCGAACAAGCCTGGCAATCTGGATGTCTACGGGTCGATCAGCTTCTTCAAGGGTTCGACCTTGACGATCTCGACGTCGTTGGCTGAAGTCCACAACTACTACGATCGCCATTGGCCGTTCGTGACCAAGCCGCGTTTCGACTACGGCATCGTTGTCAGCTCTCCTGTTCGTGACGAACTGTCGGTCTCCAACAACGAACCGACGGAACCGAAACAGCTGTTCGTCGTCGGCGGCTACACCAGCTTCGTTCGGACCAATCCTCCGAACAACTCATTGGCTCGCGAAAAGCTTCCGCATGTTCTGGCTCCGATCGTGCACATTTCTTCTGTGTTCTCGATCATGCCGATCAATGCCTTCGCTCCTCTCGCCATCGGCCTGGGTGGGTCGAAGTTCCTCTATGATGGTCTGTGGCTGTCGCCTTATACTTCATTCGAAAGCGGAAAGCCGAACCTCGGCCGCCTGATGCCGGATGTTCTGGACAACAGCCGCAATGAACTGATGTCGTGCGACAACATGGACGACGTTAAGCAGTTCGTCCAGATCGCCTGCTTGACTCCTGTTCTGGCTATCGATAACATCCCTGGCGTTCCGACGCTGTCCATGCTCAAGCTGTTCATGGACGATGGCAACAACAAGCGGGTCATCGATGCCTTCAGTGACTTTATGGGCAAGCCGTATGATGGCAATAGCGACATCTTTTCGGTCGCTTCGACGGTCATCACCGGCATCGTCAACTACCCTGACAGCCCGACCGATAGTCGCGTCGTCGACTATATGTCACTGGTCAGCGGTAAGGGATATCCTGCTGAGGAAATCTCGAACCTGCTGGACGTCTATGAGAACCAGCATTACCAGGCTTCGATTGTCGCCAAGCATTCGAAGTTCATTCCGCTGTCGTACAACATTGTCAGCATCCTGAAGCCGTCTTTTGTGCAGGCCCTGGTCAATGCTATCAACAACGGCGTGACCATCAAGCAGTCCAACAGCAATACCAGCAGCAGTAACACCAACTGGCTGATCGATATGGCCAAGGGCTATAGCGAGGCTCGTCTGAGCATGGGTGCCAATACTGTCGAAGGTGGTCTCGGCGGCATGTACCTGTAAGTTCGTTTCTGGAATGTATGGTAGGGGTCGAAAGATCCCTACCATCATTTCTTTTATTTTTCTTAATTGAGGTTAATTATAAATTATGATATTATCTTTAGATAATATACATATATATTACATTTTTGCATACATACAGAGGGGATCAAATGCATATTAACAAACTCAATCCTGATGCTATTTTAAATTTAGAATCTACATCTACGTCTACTAAAGAGATCGTTAGACATGTTGGTTTTTGTAACTTAGAAGAATTATATGCTGGATCAAAAGAAGCTATTTGTTTAAATGAAATTCCTTTAGGAAATAAAGATTATGCACAACAGCGTAATCGTATGTTATTCTCAAGAAGTGGTGATTTGAGTTTTATTGCATCTTGTGAATGTGGGCATTATTTTGGTAATTATTATAAAGGACAAATTTGTAATATTTGTCACAGTGAAGTTATTGACGATTTCGCTGCTTATAACAAAATTCAACATAAAACTTGGTTATCTATTCCACATGGTATCAAAGTACTTCATCCTATGTTTTATAAGCTTCTTACAAATTCTTGGTTAAAGAGTGGGTACCTAGAAGCAATTTTAAACCCTAATGCACAATTACCTCCTGAATTAGAAATGCATATTGATGGACAAGGTTATGTTTATTTCTATGAAAATTTTGATAAGATCATAGATTACTTTGCACGTATCAATAGTGTTACAAGTAAGAAACCAATTACGAAAGATATTTTAGAAGTTATTGCAAAGAATAGAGATTTGGTCTTTACAAATAAGCTTCCTATTTTGTCTAGTGTTGTTCATTCTGTTACAAACGATGGAACACATGGTGGTCGTCAATTTGTTGATTCTGGATCTAAACTTATCCTTAATGCTGCTACTGATTTACAATGTATTTCAGATAGAGAAACAGTTCGAGTAAAAACATTATTGAAAACTATTTATGATGTTTATTCATCTTATATCAGTTATATCGATGAAATCATTAGTGATCGTATTGGTGCAAAAAGATCTATTTTCAGAGGTCAGATTTTAGGGACTAGAACACACTTTTCTTTTAGAGGTGTTATTTGTCCACATGAAGATAAATATGATCATTTGTACTTGCCATGGTCTATGGGTGTTAATACTTATAAAGATCACATTATTGGTAGATTAATTGATGATTACAAAATGGCTCCTGGAGATGCTGTTCTTAGACAACGTATCGCCTTGGTTGAATTTGATAAAGATATCAATGATATATTTATTAAACTTATTAACGATAGTCCATTTGAAGGATTACCAACGACATTTTGTAGACACCCTTGTTTAAAACGTGGCGGTGTTCAATTCTTGTATATTACTAAATTTAAAACAAACATACATGATAATACTATTAATATTGGTGTTCCTGTTAGTCATGTTACGAAGGACCCGAATGCAAAGTTAATTGGCCTACTTGAAAGTAATTTCAAGATAGAATTCTCCTTAATTGCGGGAAAACCTCGTTAAGCATCATATACCAAACATCCCTCAGAAATGAGATATACAGGATGTGGCCAATCTAATCAATTGGGTATGGTAAAAACTATGATGATAGAGAAAGTCCGCAGCGAAGCTTCTACGGAACATCGGATGATGTGCTATGAAGAACGTTCAACGATCATGGGTTTATCACCCAGTAGACTCCCAAGTGGGAAAGAAATAGGAGATACCCTACTCCAATTGGACAGGGTAAAGATATGATCTGGTCCACATAAAGATATGTGGCGGGTAGAACATACCGGGATATGAGAGAGATAACTTCAACGACATATCTGGACACAACGGACTTTGACGGAGATGAGATGACTGGTAATCCTATCTTTGAAAATGAAGCTGCTCGTAAGTTCAGTGTTCTGCATCCAGCAAATCGTATTCATAATACAAAATCATTTGGTATTGCATCTGGCGTATCTTTGACATATCCTGTTCTGTCTACATTAAGTGCATTCTTGTCTTCTGATTAGGAGTATAACCATATGTCATTTACTATGACACAGTTAGGTGCATTTCCTCTTGCTGGTAATCTTTTAGGTGGTGGCGGAAACGATGCCATTGTTAACAAGATCAATAACTCATTTCAAAGTAATAACTTCTTTGGAAATATTCAAGACGATTTTACAAGTATTCGTAAATCCTTTGTTGATACAGTCATTCGTGATATTCGTATGTCTGAAGTTAAGTTCAATGAGGCCATGACTACTATCGATGTACAAGAAAATAATATCAAACCGTTAGAAACATTAGATGATCTTAGAGATACACCTTCTATTATGTTCCATCCTATTATTACATATGCGCCAGTATTGAATCTATTAAAACAAGGAAGAATTAGTGGATTTGGATTTGATCCAGAACATATTGATGAAGAAGATGTTTATGGAAGATTAATTAATAATGGTAGAGTTGATGATGTTATGGAAGCCATGGATGAAAATGGAATTGTTACATTTAAAAATGTTTGGTATAGTGACGATCCTGTATTAACAAGAAGTGAATTAGATGCCATTGAACGAACTCGTGATTTTGTTGATACTGTTATTAGAGTAATGAAGTTAGATCCTACAAATCCAGATTGTGATTTAGGATAAAATTTTATGATGGGGATGGGTGAAAATCCATCCTCATTATAAACTACAAGGATGTAGAAAATGGCAACAATTGTCATTCCAACATTAGGACCAACTGGTTTATTAAAAACCGGTACCGATAAAGTAACATATATGTTGAATTATTTTTTTAGTATGAAGGCGGGTATTTCTGACTTATTTCCAGATCTATTAATTAGTAATCATGACTTATTAACTCGATATGAAAATACTCCTGATCAGTATGTAGCAAATACTAAAAAACAACTAATGAATGTTATGGCAAGATTATTTGGAGAAAATAACTATACAGTTGAAGTTACTTATAATGCATCAAGTAAAGTTGGATTTTATGATATTACTATTGAAATAATGTGGATCGAAGATGGACAATGGAATAGTTTAACTTCTAATGTTAATATAACCAATAATCAAATAACCATGTCATTCACATAAGGGAGAACTAAAATGTCATTTGATTTTACAAGAGATTTATTAGCGAAACTCGGTGGACATAGTGCTGTAGATGAAATTAATAGTTTTTGTAAGACTGCTTTAAAAACCCTTGATGATATTTCAAAAAAGAATAATACTTTTACATTAATGCAGTTTAAAAAGTTTATGCCTATTTTTTATTCTAACAATAGTAATAGAGAAGATGAAAAATATAAAAAATTAGTGGAAGAATTTATGGATCGTAAAATAGATTTCTTTGAAATGATTTATGTTGTTGATAACAATGATCCCAATCTTGTTCTTTTCAGATTACCAAGATTATTTAGACGCCCTAAAGATACTGCCGAAAGAAGTAGAAATGATAGAATTGGTTTAAATGCATATGTTAATAAAACATCAAGTCAGATTCCTAGAGACTCAAGTGCCGCTTGGGGTGTTTTATATAGAGTTTTAGATAAAAAATTTAATGTAGATGGTATAGAGATTGAAGAAGCACAGAAAGAATTTATGGACTGTATTAAGTCTATTAGAGATTTTATTCAGAATGGTCCTCCTAAAGAGATAGAAGAAACAAAAATCAATGAACAAGATAGCACAGAATGGGAAGTCCCAGACGACAACTGATTTTGGTATTATTAATTTAACTGATGTTCATTTAGGACATTATAAAACACCGAGTCAATATATCATTGATAATCTTTATATGTATTTATTTCCATTATTAAAACAAGAAACTACAAAACTTCTTTTGATCAATGGTGATTTTCTAGATACACTTTTGTATTTAAATCCTAGTGTAAATATCATTCTTGGTTTTATAGTTGATCTTCTTTATCGGTGTAATAAAGAAAGTATTGTTGTTCGTGTTGTGAGGGGTACATATTCTCACGATAGAAATCAAATGTCATTATTTAAATTACTGTATGATAAACACAAGTTTACAAACGATTTAAAATACATAGATAAATTAACATATGAAAACATCAATAGTTTAAATAGATCTTTTATCTATATACCTGACGATTTACCATATGAGGATAGTTATGCTATTATAGAAGAAGTAAAGAATTTGCTATCTATTAATAACGTATCTCATGTTGACTATGTGACAGTTCATGGCAACTTTGCACATGCTCTTCCAGAAAATATATCATTACCAAAGTGTACTTTTTCTGCTGAGCAGTTTAAGGATTTTGTTAAGAAAGCAGTGTTATGTGGACACATCCATCTTGTGTCTGTTTATGAAAATGTATACTTTAGTGGATCTTTTGATAGACTTGCTCATAATGAAGAAGAACGCAAAGGATTCTTTTATATATTAGATATGGAAAATGGATTTACTCCAAAGTTTATAGAAAATAAAAATGCTATGCCTTATATAACATTTAATATGATGAACATAACTGATCTTGATGATATCATTTCTGACTTTGATAAAAGAATGGATAAGTTTTATAAGGATAGGTCTGTATATGGTTTTGTTAGAGTTATTCATAATTCAAAAGAAGTAAAAACTATATTAACAAGATATGTAAAACAAAACTACACAAATATTATCTTTACTTATAAAAAAGATAAAACAGAAAAAGATAATCAATTTAAGTTACATCAAATGAAAGAGATTAATAAAGATAGACCAATTCCAACTCCAGATACATTACCAAAGTTAATTCACGAAAGATTAAAACTAAAATCAAATATCGAATTATCCGAAGAAATGATACAGTCTATTCTTGATAGTCTCGACGAACCATTAATTTAGGGGAGGTATTTCGTGTCTTATCAGTTTCCAGCTGTTAATAATACAGATGTATCCTCTAAATCTGGAGATCTTATTCTTGGTGGTAGTATTGGAATTAATAAGATTCTTCTTTACTTTAGAGAAAATGCGCATAAAGCCAGAAGAAAAGAATGGGATTTATTCTTTGTAAACGTTTATACATTAGGAAGAAACTGTTTTAGATCAGGAATGAAGTTAGACGAATTTGTATTTGGAATTGATAATGAAATAGAGAAATTAACAACGTACTATAGTGCTTATACACAAGCAAGAGAAACTAGAAAAGTAGGACTCATTTTTTACATACCAGATTATGAACATATTCCAAGATATTTACGATTAGAAAAAACTGGACAGAAAAAAGAATTTGATGAACTTTATAGAGAATTGTTAAAAGCTCATAAGAAAACTAAATATGTAGATTTAACAGAAGATGAAAATATACAAAGATTTTTAATAAATGTTCAAGATGCTGTATATCCACACAAAGCTCTTCCTCTTATAACCGGTAAAAAATTCGGTAATGTAGGAACATTATTACTATCACACGTTGCTATGGATTATCATCTCTATAAGAGTTATAAGAACATCAATGTCATTGAGTCGCATCAAGGTAATATTTTAGAATATCAAGATTTTGGTAAAAAACTTATCAAAGATGTAAGAGTACCGTTTAATACAATAACACATCGGGTATTTGGTGACAGTACTGTATTAAAACCTCTTCTAGAAAAAAAAGATAAGAAGAAATTATTAGAAAATATCAAAACTAAAAATTGGTTTATTAGAACAGACTATGAATTGAAAAAGTTTATTTTAGAAACTACCTCTATTAAAGAGACCGATTTAGATTTTCTTAAATTATAATTTATGCTTAGTATACATGATATGTAGTTTTTTAACAATCCAAAAGACCTTTGACAAGGAAAGCCATCGATTATGTCTGACCAAAAAAGCTATGAGCAGAAGCCCTTCGAGCCGAAGCCTTACGATTTTTCTCGCCTGGTCAATCTGCGAGGATCGGATAACAAGGATGCTTCTCTGAATATTGGCGTCTATAACGGCAACGCATCCTTGGCCGTCATGGTCAAGAATGTTCAGGGCGGTCCTGTGTTCAAGTGGAATCTGAGCCGCAATGCCATGGTGGTTCTGCGCAGCAAGTTTCGTAAGCTGCTGGTAGAGCAGCATCCCGAGACCCACGAGACGATCAATCTCACGATTTATGATGACAAAGAAAAGAAATTCATGCCCAACGGGTGTGTTGTCATCGGTCGGAATGACAAGAACGTCTGTTATATCGCTGTTAATGGCCAGAAGGCTGAGCGGTTGCGGTTCAACATTCGGGCCAGTCTGAACTTTGAACTTCAAACTCCTATGGATGAAGTCGGCCGTTCAAACATCGGTGTCGAAACCATCATCGAACAGCTTGGTGCCGACATTCCTTATGCTGTTCTTCTGACCAGCTATAAGCGCGAATTCGCCGGCCAGGGCGGTCGCCCCAATAATAATACTGGTGGTAGTGGTGGTTATCAGAAGAGTGTTCCTCAGGAAGATATCTTCGGCGGCTGATGATCTGATATATACAAGATGACCAGACTCAAAGTCTGGTCATCTTGTGATTTTTCCTTCTTGTTTTAAAATATATATTACTTTACAGAAGCATCGAAAGGGGATTTTCGTATGTTAAAGATTATAAAGATTATTACCGAAACTGACCGCCCTCAATCAGGTATTGCTAAACTTGTTCATGACTTTGATATCAATAATTCCGACGACGATGTGACGTTTCATATAGGCGGTTCTTATAAAAAATTAGTCTCTTATGATAAGCAGAAAGAAAATCATTGGGATGAGTTAATGCTTCCGGCGAATGCTTTTCTCGAATCTTTACCAGAAGAATTTCAACGAGAAGTATTATTGTTCTTTATTAAAGCTAATCAGATTATTTCGACAAACATGTATGATCAAAAATCTATGAATGTTTCCCTGGAGGTTATTGGGGATCTATTAATAGAATTGTCAAATTCTAAGAATTCGAATATGAGTCTTCCTACAAGGCTTATTACATTTGTTAAAGAATCCGGTATCCCTGTTCCTAATCTCGATAAAGCTATGACTGAGCCACACCATACAAATTCATTAACATTTAAATATGTAGATTATGTTAATGTTATTGCTATTTCTGTTTTATGTAAAATGATTTGTCCTATTTGGGGAGAAATCATTCATAAGACAACATCTTTCATTTCTTCTGATATGAAAGAAATTTATTGTATTAAGATTTTAGACAAGTTATTAAGAACTAGTGAATTGGATACTATTGATTCTAAGTTTACAAACTATTTGGATAATATTATTAATCGTCGAGATAACAATGATAGAAGTAAGTTTACAGCTTCTATCAGCGGATATTCTCCTGTTCGTGTTCGTAAGTTTATTTATGCTACTATGCTTGTTAAGAAACTCATTAATATTGATCTATTAAAAGATGATTCTGATGTTATGAAATATATCGATACTTGTACAAAGAGTTCTTTCTCTGCTTTAAGTATGACAGTTAATCGTGGCAACAATGTCATGAGTAGAACAGAACTTACAGAATCTAGTGGTGGTGATGAAGAGTCTAATACAACACACCTCGAACATAGTTCGAAGGTATCGCAAATACCTGCTGATATTCCGATCATTATTGAGTATGGTGTTAATTGTCATATTGAAGCTGTTTGTAAGAACTACAATATTTCTTTTGATATGTTTAGGGATGCTGTTAACTATTATCGGAATAACATTGTACAAGTTAATAGCTTTAATACCACTATTGCTGGTTTGATCATCGGTCCTATTATCGGTGGTGCAAAAGGGTTACAATATCTTAATGCAGATACGTTCTGTAAACTCATTGTTGTAACTCAAATTTATTTAGCATTGAGTGGAAAATCTGCCCTTGTTAATTTGTTAACATGTAATACACCGAATGATAAGAAAGATAGTGCATTATCAACGGTTGGCAATCGTATTAATATGAGTTATAATCAAACAATTGAGTATAGAAATTGTATTGCATCGTTTCCTAATTCTATTGGTGATAATTCTTTTGTCAATGTTATTAATAGTCTTAAAGATTTTATTATTCTCTATGATCACAAATATAATACTGCTCCTATGTTATTCAAATTAATCAATCAGGATATTGAAAATGGAGAAGATGTTTATTATGACGATGAAGTTGTTCGTGATATTTGTAGAATAATTTTACAGGTCAGGAACTCTCAAATGCCTGAAGAAAAGATCGAAGAGTGAGTAGTATTATAAATTATATTTCTTTAGATCGAGATAGAAGTGTCCTCACGGGCACTTCTTTCGGTTATACGAGAATGATAAGTGGATTTTATCAACCTACTATTGTTGGAGACCCATTAGAAATTGAAGCTGATCAAAATATAACATATCCTAGTTTTATAAAATTAATAGAGTATGAATATCAATGTGGTAAAGCTTTTATCATTGAAAGACTGTGTTTTAAAGATGATAAGATGTACTATCCGTATCATGTTAGTTTTCATGATATTGAAGAAGGTTCACATTCAAATGACTATATCTTTGTTAACCATATTAATAATATTCATAAATCAATAACAAATACAAAGTTTAAACATAATACTCCACTTAGAGCATTTTGTAATAAACTTGATAGTAATTCATATCAGATAGAAAATCAATATATGAAATATTCAGATTTTTATAATACTGTAAGCCAGACGTTTTATGATACGACTGCATTAACGAACTTTTTATATACAGAAAAACGTAATAAGAGACCTATTATGGATGATTATAATTGGTATATATTTCCTAAAGTTCCTATAAGTGATACATTAAGTAATATTGCATTAACAGAACCTTTAACATTAGATCATTTTAAACAGAATGCTAATTATGGATTGGATATGTCAGAGCTTCATAAATTTGATTTATACGACATCAGTAACAAAATGAATATTATTGTTAATGATAAACAATTTGACGATATCTTTATGATGTTTATATCTTTGAAAAGGGCATATACTGATTTGCATTATAACTATATATTACTTAATGGTAACGTATTTGTAGATGATAATCACGATAGCATTTGTATCGATAGACTTAATAGAAAGTATCCTTTTAGAAATGCATATGGTCCTAAAGATGTACTTTCAGTAATTGTAAAAAAATTACTTAAGTATGCACAACACAATATCGATATCGCTAATAACATTAGTTGTTCTTTTATGAATAATCCATTATGTAAAATAAAAATTTGTATTCATATGACGTTTAACGACGAAGCTGTAATTATAGTTTATAATGAAGAGAATGTACGTGATTGGTTTTGTATTTATTTTGATTTAGCTTTATTGTTATTGACAAGCTCTAATTTCATTCGAACCGTCTAATCCTTGGAGGGACGAACTCATGGCTAACTTTATTGGTAATGATTATGAATTGAATAATAAAGGCATGTTTGAAAATAAATTTAATAATGACAAGAAAGTTGTTATTTATATATTCTCCCCTCGTAATTTTACTGATCAATGTATACGTCCTATGACATATGAAATTAATCGTGGTGTTCTTGGACAAGTTCAAGAGTGCATGAGCGATGCCGTTCATCAATGTAATGAAAATCTTGTTTTGAAATTAGCTGATGATATTAATGTTCAGGGAGCCATCAAATCACAATGGTCTCCTGATCGTATTGTTAAAGCCAGTGAGTTCAGTCATGAAACTGGCTGGACTTTTCTTATGTATATTGATAATCTTCCTATTTATAATAGCAGTGGTATTCAGATGCAATGTGCAAATAGTCGAACTATCTATTTTGGACGATTTAGTGACGAACCTATGAATCTGCATGGTACCATCAATCCCGATACTGTCATGATTATTCTTCATAAAACTGGCGTTACTGCACAACGATATGGTGATAAAGATCTTATTGGTCTCCAAAATGATACTGATATTATCCACGGAAATACTTTACAGTTCTTATCTGATCGCGATTCGTATTTGATGCGTCCTGAAGAATTAAGCAATGTTACCGATTTGACGAATAATACTTCTGTTACAATGATTACTGAAATGAATAAGCTTGGTAATCAAGGTGAAGCTATTATTACAAATACTAGTTTAAAAACACCATCTCAAAATATGGGTCATATTCTTCGCGGTATTGCTAAAACTAAGATTGATGCTCGTAGTCCTAATAATGGGATGATGCATTCTGATTTGTTACAAGAATCTTATTTTGATAGTCTTACAAACAATTTACGAGATGTTAGTTTTGGATCTTCCATTCTTGATCTCGATAGTTGTATTTCATTAGGTGATTTTGTTAGTCGATTTGACCCTAAAATTATTGATTTCAATGTTGGTAATGGATTTAACCAAAGAGATCAAAGTGTTGCATGTGCTTCGAATGCAGCTAGCTCTATGTTGGCACAGGTCATTCCTGTTGTTATGACACAGTATATGATTGCAAATGTTGGTTTTGTTTACAATAGCTTTTATGATAAACAACAATTAAATGTTGGCGGACGAGCCCTTGAAGTTACCCAGGGTACTCTTGGATATCTTGTCCCCAACCTTGATGAAGATACTAAAGCTCGTAATTTTCAATATTTTATTCGTGATCTTACAAATGGTATTTTTAAAGTTCTTGAATTTCAACGTGGTGATTTTGAACTAAGTGCAAGTGTCTGTTTTGCTGGTTTAACGCATATTAACTTTCATTATCTTTGCGACAATGAACGATATCGTGAAAACTATGAAGTTCCAACTATTCTTGGTGGTATGATTTCTCCGCTTATTGGATCTGGTGATGCGATTGGATATAACAGTAGAAATTTGAGTACCTTATTAGGTATTGGTATTGGTGATGATACTCGTCCTCTTCTTGGTATGGATGATGGTCCTTCTGAGATGCAGAAGCTTTTTGGTGCTATCGACGAAGGACGTAAGAATAAGAATTTTGGATCTATTGGTAACGGAAATAGTTTTATAAATAATAACAGCAACATCTTTAAAAGCAATAACGACGATGATCTTATTTTATAAAATATGATATCATATTCTAGAATTGAAACCGGAGTGGGTTGTTGACAACCCATTTCTATTCTTCAGAAAATCCAAGGGGACTTAAATGACAGCTGACATTGTTATGGTTAAAACCCATGATGTTACGAATTGTCTTAGATATTTAATTAACTTATCTGCGCCTGTTTATTCTACTGATGATGATGGTTATGTTATCGATTCTAATGATAATCGTATAAAGATTACTTCTGGTAAGGATGAGAAACGCCATGTATTATTATTCCAAGAAGTCTTTAATGATCAAGAAGCACTCATGCTTAACCCGTTTGCTGAGCTCACCACTGATCATCCTGCTAATCGTTTCTTCTATAGAACTGTTCGTGGCGGCGCTGTTGGTTGGATTCAATTTGCTTATCGCGAGCTTATCAAAGTAGCTGTTAAAGCTAAAGATAAATCTGAAAAGACTATTCCTACAAAATTAATTAATCTTGTTAGTGGTATTGTTGACAAGGTCGATGAAAAGACTCTTGTTGAATTTGATAAAATTCTTAAGAATGAAACTGATATGTTTGTTGATGTTATGTATCGCGATAAAACTATGATGTGTACTTTGAATGTTCGTCTTTTAAATAGTAAGCAAGAACTCATTGATGCTTATAAAGAAAAGTTCAATGTCCGTAAGGGTACTTGGGCAGTTCTTATGTATCTTACTGAAAAGATCTTTGATATTAAGACTATTGATGAACTTGAAGAAAAGTATTATGTAAAGCCTGAATTCGATGGTCCAGTTGCTCCGTGTCCTCGAATGATTTCTACTGTTCATTTATTGTACAAAATCTATGATAAGATCAATCCTATTATTGATATGGTTGATGGTATTTATACTAAGAATATGTCACAGTTTGCCATTCATGTTAATAATCTTCCCAAGTATATTAAAATTGCTAGTAGTGTTGCACAAGATGCAAATAAGATCAATTCTTCTGTTGCTAGAATTGTCCAGAAGCCTGCTCAACAGCAACAGAGTACTGGAAATTCAATGTTTGGTAATTTAACAAAATCAAATAGTCTCTTTGGTGATAATTTAAGTACACCTAAGAATGCATATACTGAACATCTGTTTGGTTCTGGATTTGGTAGCACTGGTTCATTTGCTAATTTGAATAATCAATCTAATCAGAATGGTGGTGGTATGTTTGGAGCCATGTTTGGTGGTGGTAGTTCATTTGGGAATAATAATAATAATAATAATAACTTTGGTTCTAATCAGAGTAGTAATTTTGGTAGTTTCAATATCGAAAAACCGATGCCATTAAATCGCGCCCCTATGGCTGGAGAAGGATCGAATTTTGGGAGTAATTCGTTTGGCGGAACTCCCGGAATGCCAAATATCCTATAAGGCCAATGAGATATAAGGAGGGTGTTGCCCTCCTTATATTTTTTAAAGGATAAGTCATAATGACAGAACCAAAAGATAGAGTTAGTTCTGTAGAAACATTTCATGGTTATGTTGCAGAAGATAAAGATAAAGATAGTGTAATTATAAAAGTATATATTCCAGAATTACAACCAATGCAAACTGGTGCTATCGATGCTAAGAATTCTAGCGCAAATATTGCGGTTATGGATGCTTCTGGTAAATCTATAACTTTTAATACAACAACATCAAATAATATTTCTGCTACGTATGAAGGTGATGGTAATCATAAATATCCTCCTGATGTTATGAAAGGCGAACAGGTTACTGTTAGAAGAGTAAGTTCTGATAAATTTACTTGGTCTTGTGATGGTCGAGATAAATACCTACGGAAAAATGAAACACTAAGAATAGAAATAGCAAATAGGCAGGGCGAAGATGATCTCGATGATACAAATACTTATTTGATTGAATTAGATACAAAAAGAGGAAAACATTTTAGAATATCATTGGCTAATAGTGATGGTGAATTTACATCTTATAAATTAGAAGTAGATATGGATAATGCTACTGCTTATTTTGGAGATATATTGGGAAATACAGTGTGTATTGATAGTAATAAACCACAAGTTGTTTTAACAAACTCCGATGACTGTATGATAAACTTACAAGGAAAAAATGGGCAAATCATTATACCAGAAACATTGCTCATTTCAGCTGGTAAAAATATGATTTTAAATTCCCCACTACTAAGTATTGCAAATACTTCTGGAGATGGTATATTTGAAATCGCCTCTAATTTTGTTAACTTTACTGTTACAAATTCAACTGTTTTTAATAGTCCTTGTTTTGGCGTAACTGGTTCATCTAAATTCATCGGACAGATGGTTGCTTCTGCTATTAGAGCTGCAAGTTATAATTCTGGAGATCCAGGATCTCAATATAAAGCTTCATCCATCTCATCTGGGTTAGATGGTAGTTGGAGTGGGACTGCGAATGGTAACTCTCCAGATAATGGAACTGGTGATGGTGAACGACATACTGCTGCTTATGAAGATATGGTGAAAACTATAAATAC